CAGGTGAGTGGCAGTAATGATTAGCTTAGGATTCCACAGATGGTTATCACAAGCAGACCTTTGGGTCTCTAAATCTAACGCCTTATTGGTGCGCTTGCATATCCAGGTAGCTCCGTTAGAACTTGTTAACGGCTTAGAGAATGCACAGTTTCTACAATTGACAGACTCAGGGAACCTTTTGCGCTGATATATATCAACATACGCCTTAGACTGCCCCTTAAGCCGCCAGTCCTTCTCTGACATTCGCCCTTGGTGTAGGGGCTCTTCACTCTCAATGATCCTCTCAGCGCGTTCCTGTGCCTTCTGCCAGATGTCTGGGTTAAAGTCTATCATTTGAGAGTAGATATGACTGTTGTTCTTATTGACTACAATCACCATGCATTTGGTCAGACCAAATACCCCCATGTACCCATGGATCTGCCATCGATAGGTCTCACTCCAAAGCTCGTAGTCACCTAGCTTTTCCAGTTCTTTCCAACGCTTATCGTTTGCGCTCTTGATCTCAAGAAGAACTACTTCTTCCTCGTTTGGCGGGGGCAGTACACCCATCAACCAACCGTCACATGATCCTGCGAAATGTCCTCCCAGGGTAGATGCTCTGATCTGATTGCCGTTCTTGTCATGAGAAGCGATCGATACACCAGTCGCTTCCTTGCTGTCCCTGATGTTGTCAACCACTTGGTCCTCGATACGATTACCCAGGTCAAACAGTCGTAGCATGCGGCCATCAAAGTCACTGGGCAAACACCAATGGAAACTCATCCACTGTTTGTGTTCATCCTCATCTCCGATAACACTGAAACCAAGATGGCCCCTATGCCCCTCGTTGTTAGAGGCAATCCACCCATCAATCTTCTCAATAATAGACGCTGACAACATTCCAATACCTTCCTTCTTTTCTAACTGTAATCCTTTGTATGTGATTGAAGACCCCATGCTCATTAATGAGCTCTTCCCCCTGTGATATTGTGTAAGGAACCGGAGTCCCGCCAACCGCGCATGCTTTCCATTTCTTCTTAGCCATCATCCCAGCAGGTCCGTTCATGCCTATCATGAATGGCATGTTCTGAGGCCAGTATTCATCAACCAATTTAAACTCCACATTGAGATACTCGTTACCACTCTTGGACTTCTTCCTTGCAGCCCTGGTGAACTCAACCTCTTTAATCTTCTCGACTTCTTTGAAACTGCCACCCATCTCATCTGAAAGCACACTGCCTTGGGCAGCGGTCCTACTGGTTGCAACCTCTGGTTCTTTTCGTTCAGGAGGCGCGGCACCTTTTGGTTTATCTGCACCACACTCAACACACTTCTTATCGATCCAGTCGTTAACGAACAGACATGGGTTGCCTGATGGTGTCATTGCATCACACACCCATATCTTGGGTTCATCTGTATCTGGTTTTGTTGAGGGTGCAGCTTTGTCAATACAGCCATGACGATCGATGTTCTCGCCATAGTCCAAGAGCAAGCAGTCTTTCTTGTCTCCCCATGTGCGCATGCCTCGACCACAGATCTGCACATACAGACCTAATGATTTGGTTGGCCTGAGTAGCGCAATGCAATCAGTCCTGGGCGCGTCCCATCCTTCAGTGAGTACCGCTACGTTACACAGCGCAGTGATAACAGCGGCTTCAACCCCTGCATTCTGTAACAACATGCACATCTTGTTGGCGTGTGCGACCGTGACACAGAAGAACACAGTGCTTAAGCGACCTTTGCTGTATGCCTTGTCAATCCAGTCAGCGATCACCGCCAGCATGGTTTGATCTTCCATGGCCAGCTTCTCAAGGTCTGACTCACGGTAGTCACCACCCTTGAACTTAACCCTCGCAGTTGATGCATCGATGATCGCATCATCACTCACCTTGAAGGCCGAGAGCCGACACAAGTAGCCGTCTTTAATCAGCTTGGGGATCCCTATCTGGTATGCAACCCCGCCAAAGAACTCCTCTTCAAGGCCATAGATAAAGCCTTGGCCCATGCGGTATGGCGTAGCGGTCACACCAAATAGTTTAGGCTGTAAATATTGTTTCGTTTTAAAGTTCGCAAAGATCTTTTGATACCGGCTGGCCTTCTCAAGCCCCACATGGTGAGCCTCATCTACAATGATGTAATCAAAGTGACCAGAACTATCCAAGCGTTTAGGCGTTGCCAGCGTATCCCTGCTCGCAATAACTATGTTGGACTCAGTATCAAACTCTTTTAACCCCGCTGCGAGTATGCCGCATGGTGCCTGGGGCCATACAGATAACAGCTTATCCTTAGCTTGGCCAATCAGTTCCTGCCTGTGAGCAAGGATTAGCACACGGCAACCGGGGTTCTTTTCAAACAGCTGCTTGATGATCGTTGCAAAGACAATTGTCTTACCACTACCCGTAGGCAGCACAATCAACGGGTGAGTGTGTTGTGTGTCCAGCCACTTGAAGGTGGCATCAATGGCTTCTTGTTGATAATACCTTAACTTCATTTAACCTATAATTCCTATGAAGATGTTCTGATGTTTTGGTCCAGTAATTTCTTGGCCAATCCTTAAGATCGTTCTTGCCCAATATCTTATTGATGGCACGCTTCCTACGGTGCAGCGTTAGTGATCTATCTAATGACATATGATCTCTCCAGATTGCCCTGAAGACAGATTGTTTTGTTTAAAGTTCTCAATGAATTCATCAAGAAAATCTCTATCAGAAAACTGTAGATGGTAAGAAAGGGCGAACGCTAACAGTGACTCCATAAAAATATCAGGATCAATCTCATCATCCATGGCGCTCTTAAATAGATCCCTAATCAAATCCAAAGCTTCAATATGTTTCTCGGTTTTTACTTCAATCTCTACCATACTTTTTCTCCAGTCGTTGGACTTCATGCTGTGCATAAAACAATATTTTCTTTGCATCCCGCAGCTGATCACTGTGAGATGCCTGTCCATATCTATAACATGCCCTGAATATTTCACCAATCTGAGCGTTCATATCCTTATGCGATATCAAATGTTGTAACTCCTTGGCGTAGTCAGGTAGCTCATAGTACGAAGCAGTGCTTCCGTCCGACTTAACTTTCTGTTGCTCACTCATCTCTATCAACCTTCTTTGCAATTGCTCCTACCACCTGGGCAGAAGCAGGTATGTGCTTTTGAATGTCAGCGAAAGGAATGTTTTCTATCTTGACTACTTCAACTTTGCCATTGATCGTGTACTCAACTTCCATATCAAACTTTGCTGATTCCATGGGTTAGCTCCCAAGATGTAGATGTATGAACTTCTTTCTGTCGAGCAGCCCAATATCAAAGTCAACTTCTTCAAGCCTTTCGATAAATTCGCCCCAGTAACCACATCGATTGAGCAGTTCAACAGCGGCTTCCTTCACCGAATCAATATCAACCACGCCGTCCTTGATGATGACCTTATTGGTAGAAACGTAATACATATGTTCCATCCTGTTCCATGCGACTCTGCCGTCAGATGAAATGGATTCAACTTCTTCGTAATGCTCTAGGATCAGGCCATACTCACCGTCTTCAAAGTCACCAATCGCTTGGTAATTAATTGTTTTGTCTTCGCTCTCGTATACATGACCCACGTTGTTATCATCAAGACACCAAACGATATCATCGACTGTGTACGCCTCTTTGCCTTTCAAGACTGGTTCTCCACCAAGCTGTATGTGTACTTCATTCATTAATTATTCCCCTTCTGTTATGTCTTTCAAATCGACATGAATTAATTTGTCTTGGTCATCGAAGCCCTTAACCGCCTCTGTCATTATCCTGGTGGTTTTGTCTTCTGCTTCGGTATCACTAGATACTTCAATCTCAATGTAGGCAGTGAGCCTGTACCGCATGCGCTCAGGAGGATTAACTACCCTATCCAAACGCACGCAGTCCTCTTCACTGATAGTTGACTTGAGGTTCTCTATCGACATACCCATGGCATCGATGCTGTATGTTTTAGCAAACTCCTCCAAGAGCTCAACGAATGTTGGAGACCCAACCATCAATAGGTATAAATTGTTTTAGTGAAGGAGGTGACCACGTTGATG